TGTGAATCCTCCATCAGGAGAAGGTGTTTCCGCGCACGTCCACCGACCCGGAGAGGATGATGGCCGTGCGATAGAGGTTGGAGGCATCGACGAGGGTGGGTCCCGTCGTCGAAGCATGGAGATTGTAGGACGCCAGGAGGTCCACGACCTCGGCGGTCACGCTGTCTAGCGTGGAGTAATCCTCCCCGAGGAGGTTGACCGCGTAAGACAGCCTGACGCACAGCTCGGAGCCGTCATGAGCGACGGACTCCACCTGCCGGGAGAGGCATGTCACGCACGCCGACGTCCCCCTGACGCGCTTCTGGGGCCATGCCCTGTAGACATGACCCTTGAGCGCATCGAGGCCGTTGAGGAGGTCGCAGATGCTCTCGGTGATGTCGATCATTCGAGCGCCCCCTTGACCGCGTCGTCCAGTCCCGTCATGAGCGTCTCCTTGAAGTCGTACAGTGCGGGACGGAGGAACGGCCTGGCGTCCATCCCGGGCCATGCGGCGTTGTAAGTGATGTCCGAGTTGGTGACGCCCTTGTAGGTCGCACCGCCCGCCATCCCTCTCTGTCCGGTACCGTATTCCACGAAAGGACCGTACATCTCGCCCGTGCCGTCCTTGCCCTCGGAGCGGGCATTGGCGCCCATCGTGATCGTGGTGGAGTTGGCGCCCTTGGAGACCTTGGTGGTGATGCTCTGCTGGAGCCTGCCCGTCCTGTGAGGGACGGCGGTCTTGGCGTGCATCTCCATGCGCATCGCATGGACGGACATCTCCTGCTGGACGGCCTTGACGACCTTGTCCCTGAGCGCGTCGATGTCCGGCACGTCGATGTCGATGGTGATGCCCTCAGCCATAGACGCGCACCCCCCTCGCGCTGACGCTCCCCTGGAAGTCCGTGACGGTCGTGAGCCGATAGACGGCATCCCCGACGACCAAGCGGTCGTCAGGGCAGACGGAGACCTCCGACGGGTGGCAGAAGAATATCCCCGCCTCCTCCGTCGCTTCCATCCCATCCTCCGTCGCCGTCTGTGCGGATGCAGAAGGGTTGACCGTGGCGAACACGGTGCAGACATCCTCCCACTGCCGGACGATCCCGTAGCCGTCGCTGACCTCCGTCGCATGACGGAGGGTGGCGGTCGAGCCGTTGACGGCCATCGGGATCATGCGGACCTCGGCCAGTTGACGACCCTCCAGGAGTCGAGCTTCCTGAGCTGCATCTCCTGGAGGTTTTCGTATTCCCTCTCGACCTCCCCGTCTTTGGCCTTCTTGATGCCCTCGATGCCGAGGGCATTGAGCTTGGCGCAGGCCATGTCGATGATGATTGAGTCGACGGCATCTCCCGGATCTGCCCTACGGTTCGTGTAGGCGTAGAAGTCCTGGAGAGCCTCCTCCAGCATCGCCGTCATCAGGTCATCGGAGAGATGCGCATACTGAGGACGGAGCTTGAGGCTGGCCAGACGGGTCTCGGTGGTCATGGGATCATCCCGTCGAAGACGTGACCTTGTAGGCGTAGGTTCCATCCGCCTTGTTGTTGAGGATGATGGCGTCGTGGTAGATGTGGAACCCGATGAACTCGCCGTCGCCCCTGGTGTTGTTGGCGGCGGGGACGTGCTTGATGCGGGTGGTCGCTATTCCCATGACGGTGTTGGGCGCGTGGATTGCGAAGGCGTATCCCGTCATGTACTTGTCAGGCACCCTCACGATGGAGTTGCCGTTGATGTCGTCGACACGGGAGATGATGGCCTTGCCAGCACCCTTGACGTCCTTGGTGGCGGAGATCTCGGTGGAGGTGTCCAGGAGGTCAGCCGAGGAGTAGGGGAGGTAGATGGTGCATCCTTCGTCCACTCCATACGCATTTCCGATGGACTTGAGTCCGGTCATGATGCTGGTGTAGATATTGGCCTTGGTCAGAGCCGCTCCGGTCGCGCCTCTGGTGCCGGACACGTATCCGACGGAACCGAGCTTGGCGAGCCTGACGGTGTCGATCCTGGGGATGACTTTCTGCCTCGTGTACTCGGCGATGTCGTAAGCGATGTCCCCCTCGATGCCTCCCTTGGTGGCATCGGTCCAGCCGATGTCGAAAGCCTTACCCTCGTCGTTGGCCAGGGTGTAAGAAGCCCACGTGACCTTGGCGGATCCGAGCGGGTACTGCCCGTCCGTTCCCATAGCCTCAAGGTCCGCATCGGTGAAGTCGATGGTCTTAACCTTGACCTCTCCGGCATTGCCGAAGGCGGCGACGAGCCTGGCGTCAGGGACCATCGACTGCGTCTTGGTCTCGGCGGCGACGATCTCGTCGGCGAAGCCCTGAATCATGTCGATTCTGGTGGGGATGGTGTTGGCTTCAACTGCCCCACCTGCGCTGTATTTGGTAGCCATTTTGATACCTCCATTTCGGAGGGGATCACTTGAGACCCATAGCCGCGCGAAGCTCCGCGAGGCCGTCGGAGGCTCCATCGCCTCCCGGCGCACGAGGCGCTCCGTTGGATCCGACGCGCTCCGCATACATGCGGTCGGCCATGCCCTTCGCGGCTTTGACCACCGCGTCGATGTTGGCCTTCGTCGCATCCGCATCCTTCCCCATGAGGGTCTCGGCCAGGGCGGTGTCGAGACCGACCTCGGCCAGCGCCTGCGATGTGCGGGCGATGTTGAGCTTATGCTCAGCATCCTCCGCGCGTTTCAGGAGGGCCTTGGTCGCTTCCTCTTGCTCCGCCTTGAGACGGGACTCCTCGTCCAGCTTGGACATCTCCAGGTCGCGCTGGTGCTTGCGGTTGAGGTCGTCCAGCTCCTTGCTGTGCTTGGCGTCCCTCTCCGCCAGGCGCTTGGAGATGATCTCGTTGATCTTCTCCTGCTGAGCGTCGGAAAAGGAGACCTCCTCCGCACCGCCCGCGTCCGGCTGTTCCTTGCTGTCAGGGATGATGTTGCTATCGGTCACGGTTAACCCTCCGTTATGGTGAGTGACCATTTGGCCAACAGATTATTTAAAGCGAATCCGAAAAAGAAAGGGATAAAGGGTTTTGAAGGCGGGGTCACGCCTTTTTATGGTCGGGTTCAGGGACCTTCGGACCGTACTGCTCGCGCCACTCCCTGTAGGTCATGGTCCTCGGAACGCGGATGCTCTTGCCCTTCTCGTCCCTCGCCGCCCTGATCGCGGTGTCCTTGATGCTGTTCGGCAGGACGGCACCCATGATGCACCTGCAATTAGGGTGGAATGTCGGCCTCGGAGCATCGGGATCGTCGAGGCTGTAGACCTTCCCGTCGTACTGCCCGCATAGAGGGCAGGTCTTCTCGTCGAGGACACACACTATCTCATATTCCTTCAGCCCGGCCTCGCGGAGCCTGCGAGCGGTGGCATCGGCGGCTGCTTGGTTCATAGTGGTCCTGACGAGACGCCTCGCTTTATAGGGTGCGGTCCCGGTGTCGGCCATGACCTTCCTGGAGATAGTCTCGAAGCCCTCTCCGTCGAGGATCCCGGCGGTGATGCGCGTCCTCGCGTCCTCCAGCTCGTCAGCGGTGAACAATTTGACCTTGTGATAGACTCCGACCTCCTTGTGGACGGCCTTGAGCTGTCCCTCGTTGGGGAGGGTCCAGTCTATCGCCTCCTTGGCTTGGCGGGACACGTCGTAGGATGCCCTGCCGGATGCTTCGTCAGCCACCTTGTCCATCCCGTCGACCACCTGTCCAATGACCTCCTTATAGAGCGCATCCCCGCGCATCTTGGCGCTCCATCTGAGGGCCTTGGCGTTGTCGATGCGATGCTTGTAGGAAGGGGAGGAGAGGCGGATGAGGATCCTCTCCAGCTCCGCCCCTTCGTAGATCGTCCTCGCCAGAGCGATGAGCCTCTGCCTGACGGTCCACACGATAGGCGCGTCGAGGCACGCCTGGGCCTCCTTCCGGCTGGCGAAGCCACCCTTGCGCATGAAGGTGCCGAAGATGGCGTCCGCATCGCCTGCCAGCTCCTTGACGGCACGCTTTGTCGCCCTGGAGATGCTCTTGGCGATCTTCTCCGTGTCCTGCTGGTAGGCGAGAGCGGCGGCCAGCATCTGAGCCTCCTTCTGCGCCTTCGACGTCATTCGACCTCGCCGTCGTCGGAGGCTTCCTCCTCCCGCGCATAGATGCCTTCGAGGAGATCCTCGTTCGGAGCCTGCCTCTGCATCTGGTCCTCGTCGACGAAGCGCTCACGGTCGTCATCGGCCTGATTCTCCTCGTCGATGCGCTTCTGCTCCTCGTCGACGTCGGCGATGTAGGGACACTGCTCCATCATGGTCCTCCTGCTCATGGTGCCATTCGTCACGTAGATCTGCATGGTCTGGGCGTCGTAGCTGGAATCCGCCGGGAGGTTGAACTTGAACGTGACCTTGATCTCCTCGCATCTCGCTCCATCCGGTCCGAAGAGCGCATAGGAGTAGAGCTTGCACCGTCTGAGGAACCCACGGTTGAATTGGCTGATGAAGCTCTGAGCGAGATTCTCCAGGGCCATGAGCTTGTATTTGATGGCCACTCCGCTGGCGTTGGCGGCGAACTGTTCATCCGTCATGTTGGGGATGCCCGACACTTTGTGCATCTGGCCGTCGATGTAATCCACGAGGATCTGGACCGAGGATTCGTCGAAGGTCTTGGTCAGGAACGTCGCGGTGGCATCCCTCGGAATGCTGAGGGTCTTGGTGTCCTTGATCCTGCCCATACTCTCCTCGACCTCCTCATCCGTGTCCCCGAAGACGACGCCCTGGAGGAGAAGCATCGCGTCGGCAAAGGTGTTCTTGTCCTTGACGCGGTCGCTGAGGACCTCATTGAGCGCCCTCTGGAGAGGGATGATGCTGGTGAAGTCGCCCATCATGTCGGGATTGTTCCGATACTCCGTTATCGGCACCCTGTCGAAGCCATGAGGACGCCTTGTCCCCTCCATCTCCTGCCATGTCCCTCCGCGCTCCCCCGCCATGTGGTATCTCGCGACCTCATGTGCGTCGTAGACGTCGAGATAGTGGTGCTCGACCTTCTGGTCGTCCACCTCGACGTAGTGGATGGCTCCGAACACGGAGTCCGGGTCAAGCGTCTCGTCGTATGCGACGAATCCCTCAAGCGGGGACAGCGCTACGCTCTTGGGTGTGACGGTCATGGTCCCGTCGGCCTGGTAGACCTGCTCCAGGTAGGCCACCTCGAAGCCCATGCCGTATCTGGAGCAAAGGTTGGTCAGCTCCTGATCGAGCTGAGGCTTGACCTGCTGCTTGTAGAGGTCGATGATCCCCTTGCCCTTGAGGTCGTCATCCGCCGCGCTGTAGGTCGGCGGGATGCCCGCGATATACGATGACTTGGTGTCCGCGATGACCTTGCAGTTGTTGACGACGTAGGGATACTCCACTCCGTCGTCGACCTGTCCCGTCTCGTAGGCTCTTTCGAGGACCTTGAGGCGGTCCTTCCGTCTGTTGTACAGCTCATAGGCATTCTTGATGCTCTGGAGCGTGTACTCCTTCGGCACTCTGATGATGTCTTTCATAGGTTCATCTCCTAACTCTAGGCTCGATAAAGGTCGTGACCGCATAGCGGGTCTCGTCCGCCGGGTCGTCGTCCTGTTTGATTGGCTTGGTCTCCCCCCTCTCGCTGGCCTTGTCATCCCACCGATAGATCCGGAGGGATTCGATGGTCTTCGGGCAGTCAGGGGAGATGAAGAGGCGATGGGTGTTGAGCATCCTCGCGGTCATGCTGATGCCGTCGAGGACGGCCTTGTCGGGATTGGCGGGCATCCAGCGACGCTTCTCGGCTTCCCTTGCGAGGGCTTCTCCTCCTCCGCCGTAGTCGATGGTGAGGTTCATGCGCGGGATGCCTCCAAGCTCCTCGGTCATGCGCTCGAAGACGTCCATGTACTCGGCGGTGGTCATGCGGGCCGACTCGTCGGGAGATGCGACCCACTCTCTGATCTTGTACCAAATGCCCGTGGTCTTGTCCCTGCCGTACCATCCCATCGCGGTCGGGTGGACCGTGCCGAAGTCGATGCTCGCATAGCGGGCCTTGACCGACTCGGGAGGACGTGCGATGCAGGCGTCGGTGAACATGGGATAAACGAGACCCTCCGCGATGCACCTTCTCCCGAGGATCTTCCTCTCATACTCGAATCCCGTGTAACGGAGCTTGAGGGCCTCGATCTTCGGGAAGGTCATGATGGGATTGTCCTCGAGGCGGAAATGGAACTCGTGATAACCGCCGAAGGTGGCCTTCTCCTCCGGGGACATGGCGAGATACTTGTCCGTATACTCCGTGTAAAGCCAATGCTTAGGGTTGTCCGGGTTGCTCGTCCATATCATGAAGGGATGGTCCGCCGCGGCGAGACGGGCCATCGCCTCGGAGACGAACGTCTTGTGATGCTTGGTGATCTCATCGGCATACCAAAAGTCGGCGGTGATGCCTCTGAGCTGGTCGTCGCTGTTCGCCTTCCCTCCGCCGAAGATGTAGATGGTGACGTCCCCGTGACTCGTCGGTAGGACAATCTGATAAGAGTTATCCCTCGTCATCGGACCTCTCGCACCGGGACACAGGTCGACGAGGCCGAGCTTGGACTTGATGACGTTACGGGTGACGGATCCTGCGGTGTCCCCTGTCATGATGCCGACGGTCACAGGATGCGTTTCGACGTAGTAGAGGAGCGACAGGATGGACGCCTGCGTCTTCCCGGACCTGACAGGGCCTTCGTAAAACTGGAGCGCATCCGTGCATGCGATGCGCTTGAGAACGCGGGCATTGAACGGCTTGAGGGCCTCGGTCGCCATCGCTCCTCCCATCCTTCCACATCGCGGTCGAGCGAGCGGGACGCCTTGGAGATGGATTGAGCGAAGTCGGCGAGGATCTCATTGCCGGCACTCTTCGGACTGTCGGACTGCCCGAGGCGGTTCTTCCCGAGCCAAATGAGCATCGACGTGTTGCCGTTGAGAGCCGCATTGACCTGGGCCTTGCGGAGCTTCATGTTGCACGCCTCGGCTCCTTTTTCTACTGCACGTTTTACTCTGGCGTTGTTGTGCTTCGCGTAGAGAGTCTTGGACGACACTCCGAGCATCGCAATGACCTCGTCTATCGTCGCTCCCTTGGAGATCTCCGAGGTGATCCATGCTTCGCCCTGCTCGGTGACGACCATCTTCCCTTGACCATTCGGTCCGGTCTTCTGGCGCTCGAGGATGCAGATATTGTGCTTGCCATTCTCGTCCTTCATCAGGACATAGACTCCGCCATCCTCTCCGACTGCGGGCATCGGGCCACCTCGTAAGGCTTCCACGGGATCGTCCACTTGTTCTTGGGCTTGAGGTCGTCGAAGAATGCCTTGTAAAAATCCGCCACCGAGCGGTCCATCGTGATGACGGCCTGCTCGATCCTCGGGTTCGTGTTGATGTTGGCCGAGGATGTGACCGCGCATGCTCCGCCCTGCCAATAGGCCACCATGACCTTGGCGTGGTTCCTCTGCATGCAGAGGCGTCCGCCGTACTCCGGAAGAAGGTCGGCCAGGAACTCGAAGATCTGCTGATAGTGCTGGATGAAAATCTCTCCGACGTAGACGTCGCACCTCTTGACCATCCCTCTCGACAGCCATCCGGCTATCTCCTGAGCGTCCTCCATCGCCATGCACCAAGTAGAGCAAAGCATGTACTCGATGGGATGCTGCTTGACGATGCCTCTCATGAACGTCAGAAAGTCGACGTCCCCTCCGCTGATGATGTGGTAAGAGTATCCGTCCTTCAAATGCCAATCCAGAACCTCGTTCATATGCTGCTCAGACAGTGCGCGACGTGTGATGCTCCTCTGCTTGGATTTGATGGCGCGGGCCTTGATCTCCTCCTCGGACATCGCCTGCCCCCCCCCCTGTTTGCCCTTCGGCTTCCTCGGGGTCGCAACTCCGAGCGATTCATCATCGCGATCATCCCCGTCGAGAAAATCATCGAGGATGCAGTCGTCGAAGACATCAAGATTATTTAAATCGAATCCGAAAAAGAAAGGGGAAAAGGTTTACTTCAGCACCCACACTTTGTAATGCGTCGACGTGCTTCTCTTCGGACGAATCACTCCAAGGGACCTCAGCTTGTAGATGATGTCCAGGATCTCCCTCCTCTCGAGTCTGCTCACATGCCGTCAGCCTGAGAGGAAGACCCATCGCTCCCCCTGCGTGGCGATGCTCCACGCGGTGAGTAACGACCCTCCGACGAGGATCATCCCCGCCAACGGGTCGGAGCCGACGGTGGCGGCGAGGATGGCTATCGCTGTCCCTGCGGAGAGGGTTATCCCGGCGTAGAGCTGGAATGGGGATGGGTTGGAGGTCATCGCATGGCCTCCCCGACGTACAGTCCGGCGAGGAATCCCCCTAGCGTCAGGAGGATCATCCCGCAGACCATCCCTGTGACGCTCCATCCGTCGAACGCCTTGCAGACCATCACAGCTCCCGAGAGCATCTCGGCGAGGGCCAGGATGAGGGTGGACCTCCTGATGGATATGAGAGGGTCGGTCATTGTCCACCCGGTGCTGTGAGGACTCCTTCGGAACCGAGGAGTGCATTCTCTACGTCGATGGCGTGCATCATCGACAGATGCTCCAGCTCTTCGAGGTCGGAGATCAGGGTCTCCAAGTCGCTGTCGACATGCTCTAGGAGCCTCATTATCGTCGGGTCAGGGAATGATCCCGAGTCCCTGAAAAATGCCTCCATGACACGGATGTGCCTCAGATCCTTCTCCGCATGATGGTCGATATTCTCACTCAGCTCATTGAGACGGATGAGACGCCCGTAGTGGGCCATCTCATACCTCTTTGCCCTTGCAGCTTCCATCGGGGATTCGCTCATTCCTCTCCCTCCTGCCTCGGAGGATACTGCCACCTCTCCGCCATCTCGACCACAGCACCCTCGATGTTCCCTCCGTCGAGGTGGAGGCTCTCCATGACACTCCATGCGTGGTCCATGTCCCTGATGTCCTTGAGGGTGATGACGATGCGATACTCGTGGCCGAGGTCGGCCTTGGCCTTGGGGGAGGTGCTGTACTCCTCCAACTCGGCGTGGAACCTCTTGATAGCCTCGTGGATAGCCCATCTCCTCCTCTCCTGCAGATCGGGCGCTCCGTAGAGCTTCCATCCGGTCGTCTTGGAGAGCTTCAGGGCCTCCTCGGGCTTCAGGATCCTCGCCTCGCCGTTCTGGACGATGACCCTCGTCCCTGCGGAGTTGCAGATGAAGTCCCCTGCGGGCCAATCCTCCCGTGTGAAGACCGTGTCATGATGATGCGCGACATCCCATGTCCACGTAACTGTCTCCCACCTGTCATCAACATTCGTCGGTCCGAAATTGCCTAGGATATTCGTCATCTTACTCTCCCCTGAATCTTCTCCTTCATCTTCATCACTTCCTCCTTCATCCTCAATTCCCGCTCGATCTCCCTTGCGAATCCCCTCGCTCTCCTCGCTCCCTGTCCCGTCTCGACCCACGCATCGCCCATCCTCGCCATCATCCCCTCGGAGATGCCC